AGCTCCTTGATTTGGTTGCCACAGCTCCAGTGCGTTTACTCCGCAGTCATAGCACGCAGCGTCCACCATTTGACTCAATACCCTCGCTATTCTCCTCAGCGATGACACCACCGCGCCCAGGTTCTGTGATAGTGGTGTTCTGACCCTCATCAATGGTAAGTAGTTGTTTGCTGATACATCCACTTCTGTCACTGGCGACAACTGTCCGATGCTACACACCGTTAGTTCCTGGTGTGATATATCATCAAGGCAGTTGTGCAGAACATGTCCATCGGGTGTGTCCTCCCATTCGCTTTGTTGTCGACATTTGCTGTCCCGTATGCTGCGTTCATGTCCGTTGTATTCCACGTAGGTACTGAGGCTGTTTCGTCGATTAACCCGCCGATTAGTGTTTGATTCACCATAACCATTGGTGCTGGAACCTGGAATGCATGATCCGCCGCTGCAATCAGCGCGCTCGCGTAGTCGCCGAATGAACCAACTGTCTTACACCAGTCCTCTATTGAGTCGCTCAATGCCTGGGCCCAGTTAGCATCGGCCATTGTGGCCGTTAAGGCTGCCCCGATGTCTATGCTCGCCGCGAAAATTGATTCCTGTGGATAGTTTACTAACACCGTTGCACCCGGTGGCCCCACAGTTAAATCCAAGTTCGGCGTGCTTCCCTTATTCGTTTCGTCGCACAACACAAATAATACTTTACTTGTTGGTCCCGGTATCCTTGTATTTGTAGCAGACGATGGTGCGCTTTGCGTTGCAAAAACTATATTACCTGCCTCGTCTGTCATTGATGCTGACGTAGCTATCTGCAGATAGGGGAACGCTAATCTGTTCAATGTCTTTTGTGCCACCAAGTTTCCCCTCGAGAAATTCGACCTAACTATCGGTACCACAGCAACGGTCACACCCCACTGATCCGAATTGAACCCTGCAATTGGTTCTTCGCTATCTCCCCACCTTATAGCACAAAAGTCTGAATATGTGCATATACATGCCTCGATGTCGGGTTGGGCCAATGTCGGTGGATCTTCCATTGGGTACCATGTCGTGCTGAACAGTGGTGCTGCGTTGTCTAACACTAGTATAGTATTTGCTATGTCCAGTGCGTTCTCTCCCGTAAACAATGGTGCAAAGGCGGCTGAATATAGGAAAGTCGGCAACAGTGACCTTGCTGATGAGCCACCGGTGTTTGACTTCATCTTTGCCTCGCTGTCAAATATCATACGTTGCAGTGCGTCACCATCCGTGACTGTTGTGTTCACCCTAAGTATTGGTGATATTGCCGGTATGTCGCCTACCCGTGTTGCCGCCTCTATCGCCGATGTTGCTGGCGACCCCGTATACTTGGTGTTCAACCCTGCTGTTGGACTAACAATACTATACGCATCTATGAAAGCGTAGTCCGTACCGTCGTTGTAGGCGACCCCGCCCACCCACATTTCTGGATACCCATCTAGGAGATTTCCACCTGTGCCGTTTTGTGATGTTGCCTGCCTACCCTGCACCTGTGCCCACTGGCGTACGATTTCCGCTACTGCATTCACTGATGTATTGAATATTGGGTCTGGCACCAATATTGCCTTTGCTAGTTCTGCCTTGAGGTATGCAAAGACACTTGACTTCACTGCCTCTTTCACCTTTTCTCTGTAATCCTGTGGCTTTGCTGTTCCCTTGTTGCTATCATTCTCCGGTACTGTGCGCATTGACGCCGGGTTCTCTGCTCCA